CATAATCATATCTGACTGCATGGGGGTCAAAGATATTCATCTCCTCTAATCTATCCCAACTAGGGAATGCTTGAAATATTTCTTCAGGTCTCATCCCTAATCGTCGAGACAATTTTACTATTCTGCCTCGGGACTCATCATTAGCCATAGCTTCTTTAAGATAGGCAATAGGCTCTTCCAATCTATGAGTAGTTTTAAGCGTATCATGAAAAAGACACACCGCTTCATAAGCTACTCGATTGTTATGAGCATCATACGCCTGTCCTACACTTGACATTAACATATCTATAGGATTCTCTTTAGTTGAGTGGAGTAATAACCTAATCATAGTACCATCTATAGGTTTATAAGAAATAATTGGCGGATGTTTAGGATTAGTAGATCGAATAAAGTAACGTTTCAAAAACTTAGGACCTACTACTGCCAAACCTCCATCAGGGGACGGAACAGATATGAGAGAATCGAATTCTTTATAATCCCTCAACTCCATTCTAAAGACTCTCTTTAAAAATTCAGCATACCCCTTGGCATTTATTAACCAACCTAAACACTTGGGATAACACCAAATATGATCATCTCCATATACTACTATTGCCAAAAAACCTCGAACACAAAATTCCATTATCATTCCTTCATATCCCGGCGCTAAATCAACACAAGATATAATATAACAGAACCATACCAAGGCTTTAACAAAAGTATCACAATGAGAAGTCTCTAATCCTCCCGACCAAACTACTCCACGCATAAATTCCCATACCCCACCTAAGTGAAGTACAAGTTTATGAGTCATAGTCGTTGCTAGAACTCTTATCAATTTCTTAATAAAAGCTCCATTCTTCGCGCTCAACTTCGTAAAATCATAATACCAATTCGTCGTTAAAACATACAAAGCTATTAAAAAATCTGGAACGTGTTTATCCAGAGCCGTAATATCACCTCCCACATACGTCAATCCTTGAATATCGTAATTCAAAGTAGTGGCTAGCTGATACGCTCCTCCTCTCCACCAGGACATACCTATCGTAAATAATCGACCTCTATCATACCGCATTCTCTGATTCATTAAGAACCAAGACAAACAAATAACTGGGACACTAGGAATAAAAAATTCTCTTAACTTATGTGATAACTTAATTAATTCTTCAGTAGTTATCACTCCTTCCAAGATGCGCCATTCTTGTTTTGCTCTTATGACGCACCAAGCTAAAAAGGGAGTATCCTTTCCATTATAAATATCAACCATCCACGAGTGAAACACCCTCGCAGCGGCTTCAAGAATATAAATCTTCTTTCCTGAATTATGATATTCAATCTCTCCTGCCTCAGTTCTCATCTTACCAGTTCGCATAGGAAAGATTCCACCAGAAGTATTCATTTTTAAAAAGCCTAATATATCTTCCGGCGAATAACGAAATCTCAAAGCGGGGGTCCTTTCTCCTATTGTAGCAGCCTTCAATAAACCCAACGCACGCGTTACTACTACTCTAAAAGCATTAAAGCCCTCACCCCGATAAGCCATATCATTAGAAAACCCTTGTAACATTTTTAATCTCTTAGGTAATGTCATATGATTAGTTGAGAAAACACATCGACGTTTAGGAACCATTTGGCCCCCATCCATGACATAATAATCACCATATATGGCGTCATGCCACGAAGCCTGTTTAAAGCAACGTTGAGTAAGCGATGGAATTCTCTTATCTATATTAGACGCCTCTACTCTGTCTACATCTTCCTGAGTAACTCCTGTCATCTCATAAATATAATTATGAGCCATCTGTTTAACCAGAGGCTCTATCTCCATATTCGGTTGAACATTAGTCTGGAAATAATCATTCTTATGAGGTAATTGAGGTCTTATATAAATATTGGTCTTTGATTTATACGCTTTACGGTAATAACCCATATACACTTCGTCATTCATTCTCTCTCGCATCACTACCTTCTTATCATCTTGCAAATAGTAATTGGAAAGAATTTTGGCGTATAACTCAACCATCATATGATACTTGTCAGCATAATCACGCGAACACAAAACTACAGACTTTATTCTGCCATCTGGGTCATAAAACTCCCAAGCAGCAGGGTTATCCGTATGGTTATGAAGACTACAATGCACTAATTGTTTTTGGATTCTCATATGTTTCTTTCGATAAAATAGAAAGTTCGTCAGTTTCTCACGTGGTAAATATATCCTTGCTAATATATGATCTAAGTTTTGTAAGCAAAAAATTTTTAATAAATGTTAGCTGAGCGAAATTTCTCTA